GAATCCTTCAAATATAATTTTATTATTTTGAATAGTATCATCAGTAGATGTTAACAGTTTATCTAATCTTCCAACTAATCTTTTTACCGCTGGATTGTTGTCTGTAATTCCTGATTCTTTTGCAATTCTATAAAGAGTTTTATCTATATCTATAATTAAATCTCTAGCTGTAACTTGTCCGGCAGACATTTTACCTTCAACTTTTTGAATACCTTCAAACAAATATTGTTCTTTTCTTCCCCTTGGTCTGAAAGGTTGAGCAACATATTTATCAATCCAACGATCTAATTTATCATCACTATATTTTAAATTTTTCCCTGCTTCCGCAATTCTTTTTGCAATTTTATTAATACCATAAGCAATAGGTACAGATACAACACCACCTTCAACTCCAAATTTAAATCTATTATATAATTTTCTTGCTGCATCATCTTCAGCTTCAGGTCTCACTTCTCTATCTAACTCTGATGGTCCACCAAATAAATCTCCCCATGTTCCTATATCTTCAACATCAGCAACCATCGCGCTTCCCGATGCTCCACCCACAGTAACTGCTGCAAATTTTTGAAGACCTGTTAATTTATTTAATTCTTTTGCTCGTATTGCAGCTTTAGTTGCATTAGGTGATGCTTTAGCAACTTTATTTGCTTTGGCCGCCATAGACCATTTGTTATAAATCTTTTTCGCTTTTTCAGAAGCCTTGACTGCAACGTTTGCGCCCACTCTTCCATAGCTGTATAATTGAGTTAATGCAGAAGTTAATTTTCCTATCGCCGTTTCTTTAACTACATCTTCTGCTCCTTGTTGAATTCTACCCAAAACAGAATCTCCAAAATATTTTTCTAATTGTGCAACATATCCTTTATCTACAGGCACATCATCTTCTCTTAATGCATCTGCAATTTCCGCTGTTAAGTTAACAATGCCATAAGGTATTTTAATCGTACCATCAATAATACCAGCAACAAATCCTGTAAAAGGATCTACTTCTCCAATTTCAGTTATTTCTTCACCCGTTAATCTTTCTTTTATTCTACGTCCTAGTTTTCCAGCGGATAGAAATGAATCTCCTTGTAATTCAACATCGGGACCAAATAAAACATCTGTTGCTGTTAGTTTACCTGGCTCTTCACCTAAACCAGGAACAGGTATTTCTTTAGGTAAAACAGATTTTTTATCTTTGTCTTTATCTTCTTTTATTTCTTCAGGTTCTGGCGTGAGATCAAACTCATCAATATAAATTTCTTCTGCCATGTGGCCTCCTTATTGTGACGGCCAAACTTGCTTTTTAGTTTTACCATCCCATAAAATAATTGTTGCAGTATCAGGATCTATATATCGTCCTGAAGGTAATTTACTATAATCTCCATCTTTTGGACCATAATTTGCAGGTTTAATTTTACCTCCACTTTGTTCTATTGCACTTTGAACTTTAGCGATATTAGCTCCTTGAACTTGATTATAACCATAAGCTCCACCTTTACTTCTTGGTTCAGTTAACATATCTCTGAGATTTAATTCTCTCACTCTAGGATCTATTCCTTTTGGCGGAGGCCCTTGTAAATAACGATCTAAAAACTTTTTATATGCTTCCGCTACAGGTATTCCTTTAGTTTCTGCATATTTCTTCGCATATCTAAATAATTGATCTTTTTCTTCATTAGTCATGTTTTTAAGAATTTGTAATCCAGCTTCTCCTCTAAACTTCATTAGAGCATCTTCCCTGGTTTTCTCTAATCCAGCAACTGTTGTTCCGTATTTTCTAGCAAAATCAGCAATCGTTTGATACTCAGTTCCCTTCGGACCAGCTGTAGCTAGACCAGTTAAACTTCTTCCAATCGCTTCTCGTGGACTTCTTTCGGCCATTGATCCTTCAACTGCACGCATAACTCCTAATTGTTGTAAAACTTCATCTCCTCTTGGGTCAATTTCAGGAACTATAGTTTGATTAGCTTCTCTTTCTAATTGAGAAAGAGCTATTTTATCAGCTTCTTCTTTTGTTAATTTTCTAGTTGGATCTACAATTAATTCTTCGACTACACCTCCTGGACCTATTCCACCCATTTCACCAATCATTACGCCATCTTCATTCATTCCACCAAATTGATAATTTCTTCTTTCAGATAAACCAGAGGTAATACCAGTTCCTTCTGCTACCGAACCTCCTTTTCTGAACATAGGTCTTTTTAAAATATTAGGCATTATCTACCTCCAACTAATGATGCTAATCCCGTTCCAATGCTTTGAGCCGCAGGTTGATTTCCCGTGTATAAACCTCCAAAAGATGAAATTGCTGTTGTAGTTGGGTTAGTTCCTAATTGCATTAGTGGATTAGGTTGAGGAGCTCCGGCGTATCCTGCAATAAGGGGTGAAAAGATTCCTGTTGCAGTTGATAGTCTAGATAATGGATACTCTAATCCTAAAACATTTCCTTGTCTTTGAGCTTCAAGTAAAGCTTGTGAATATTGTTGAGCTCCTGCACCCGTTGCACCTAATTGTTTTGTAAGTCCAGACTCTAATTGTTGCTGTCTTTGAGCAACATTCAATTGATTTGTAATATCTTGAGTCGCAGCTTTTTGAGCTTCTTGAAAACCTGTTTGTCTTAATTGTGCCATTAATGCGGCATCAGAAATATCTCTCTGTCTCTCATACTCTGCTCTTTGAACACCTTCTCTTGCTCCGCCGTATGCTCCAGCTCTCACAGCAGTATCAGCAAGTGATTGTCTTCCCGCTGCTCGCTGCTCGCCTAATAACTGTTGAGTTGCTTGTAAAACTTCTTGTTGATACGGAGACATAAAAGCTTCATATCCTGAAGGACCCAAAGCTTGTGTCGCGGCTTGAGTAAATGGTTCATAAGCAGCAATTCCCGTACCTGTTCCAACACCTGTAACTTCTCCTGTTGTTGGGTCAAATCCTAAAGTTCCAAGACCAGCTTGAGTAGCTGTTCTTTGCATTGCTTGTTGTGTTAGTGGACTGACTGCAGCAACTTTTGGTGTAATAGCTGCTATGTCAACCGGCTGTTGTAATTCAGCCATTAATAAATCGGTTATTCGTTCTCCACCTGGTTCTAAAAACGAGCCTGTATATTCTTCTGGAAGTGTTGCCATTAAGCTTTACCTCCTGCTTCTAATTTTTTCATTAATGCATACATTTTTTTAGCACCTTCATTAACATTTCCTTTTCCAGCACCTCTAACTGCGTCTGCTGTAAACACGAATTCATTATTTGACAACATTGCAGGAATATCATCTGCTTTTTCTTTTATCCCTATTGGAGGAACAAATCCACCTTTTTGTCTATAATCAATTTCTTTTACACCTTGAGGATTGGTTCTAATATTTAAATCAGTTATTCCGCCTTTTTTCATGTTTCCTCTTAAATACATTTCTTCTCTGTCATCAATTCCATTTCTGTTTTCATCCATAAATTGTCCAAAAGATTTAGAACGATTTCTAACATCCATTGTAATATTTATTGGAGAAGGTTGGTTAGATTGTTGTGAAACAGGAGAAAATATTTGAGGATTTTGAGCTATGAAATTACTGAGCATTCCACCAAAACCTGCGCCTCTTCTTCCTATAATATCTGACTTGGCAACATTTCTTCCTGTTACTGTCATTCCAGGTAATGATTCTTGTCCAGCGTATTGTCTTCTTTTTCTAGCTTGTCTAGCTAAAAACTCATCGTATCTTCTTTTTTCTTCTTCATATTGTTGTCTTTTTAATTCATTTATTTTTTCTTGTTCTTTTTTTGATTGATATGCACCATAAGCAGATACACCTACATTTAATAATGTTCCTAAAATATCACCTGTTGTTGAAGGCTGTCTTCCAGTTCCACCTCCACCTTGTCTTGTATCTACAAATTGGGAACCAATTCTTATAGCATTACTAACATCTGATGGTACACCTGGTATACCGGGTATGCCTGGTACACTTCCGGGAGTTCCAAAAGTTCCTCCGGTTCCACTACCAAAAACTCCACCTCCAGTTCCACTACCTACTCCAAATGTTCCTCCACTAGGAGTAAATCCTCCTATTTGAAACCCTCCATAATCACCACCGATACCCGCACCTCTACCCATTGTATAAGCTTGCGCAAAAGGTTGATGAGGGCCTGGAATAAAAGATGCAACTTGTAAAACTGGATCTGCAACATCCACTGCTTTTTCCGCAACGTCACCAACAAAATCTGCAGCTCCACCTAAAATATCTCCAACACCACTAAAAAAACCACCAAAGCCACCAAATGCATTTACACGATTATTAACAATCGGAGCATTAGTTATACCGCCTGTCATTCTCATGTCTCTTGGTCCTTCGTACATGTTTTCTTCGTCGTATTGATACTCAGGGTTTTTTTGTAATTCCATTAATCTTTCCATAACTTCTTCATCATCGCCTCTAAGCAAAGGCATTTTTTTTGGAGTTCTATCACCTTCACCTCTATCTAACATATCCTCTACCATTGGTTTTTCTCTTAACATTTCTCTAACTTCTTCTTCAGAAGCAGGACTCAATTCATTTCCTCTTGGCATGAGTTTATATCTAGGTGTCATTTTAGGACCTGTTTTCATGTAATCTCCTCTTGGAACATTTTCTAATATATTTAAAATGTCTCCAAATTTGTCTGGATTACTTGCAATGATGTCTAATAGGCTTTTAAGTCCGCCCTCAGCATATAGTTGTCTTTTCATTTGTCCTCTTGCAATAGTCATATTGGGTTATTTTATACTAATAGGCAGGCTTTTCAATCCTGAATAAAATTTTATACTATATTTTATAGTATCTTACAACTCTTTTGAAGCAGCCCCTAAAGGCGGCATTGCAGCCACTTTTATCTTAACAGATCTAACGATTTGTTCCCTAGTTGTAGGGGTATTTGGGTCAGCAATATCTGCTTCTGCTTCAGCATCTGAATTGTATTCTATGTTGGTATCCTTGTTTCTTAAAACGACTTCAGTCTCACATTTAACTACTGGCACCTTTTTGCCATTTATCATTGTGTATGCGACTGATCCTTCTTCTTTAAACGCCATATTTTCCTCCTAATCTCTATTTATTTCCAATATTGAAGCTATAACATGCAAACGATTTGCATCTCCTGCTGTAACTTTTAATATTTCGTTTTCTTCTACAATAACCGGATGTGTTAAAAATTCAACTGTTGAATGACCTGAAACTGTTTTTACATCAAATAACACAAACACATTACTAGAAGCATCTGTTATAGTGACAGTAAGTGTGCTTCCATTATTACTGTCATCACATACTAAAATAGATTTTACAATAGCTCTTGAATCTGATGGAGCTGTATACAAGGTTGTTTCACTTGCAGTTGTTAGATCTAATTTTGCATTTTTATATATGTTAGCCACTTACGAACCAAGAGTATTTCTCTTGCTCCTCTTTTTGTTGATTTAAAAACGTAGAATTTAATTGTTCTACAATAGTTGTCAAAGCTCTATTAATTTGTTTTTGGTTAGATACATCATATTCTGTTTTAGGTTCTGGTATTCTTATATTAATTTTTGCCATTATCTTCTCCCATCTGGTTGTAAATCAAGTCGAAGTGTACCAAATCTCCATGTTTCACTTTGACCATCATTTTCTATTTTAATATTACAAAAACGTCCTCGCGCACGCGTGTCTTTTTTCTGTGTCGTAGAATTGATTGTAAAAGGACTTAAACTTGTTGTGGTATCAGAATCTTGAGGATATCTTTTTACAGCTAAAGTTACTTTAGCATTATTTTCTAATGTTTTAAAATCAGGTACAAAACGTCTTAAAGCTAGAAAAAATTCACCATTTCCTTGTACGTCTAAATCAAAATCAAATGATTTTATAAAAGAAGTTACTGTTGTTGTAGAACCATCTGGATTAACTTGATCAGTCCCAACTTCGTGTTCGAACAATACCGTTTGACCTAAACCATCTTCACCCACAATTACAGGAAAAGATCCGGTTTCAGTAGAGTTGTATTTTGTTGCAAAAGGTTTTGGATAAACAATACCATCAATCCAAGAGGTTCTTGCTTCCGTTCCAGTGTACCACACTTGTTCTCCATAATTATAAACAACATAAGCGTCATTATAATCTGATCCAGATGAAGGATAATACCAAACAACTTCTGTATACAAATTATTTAATCCAGCGTAGACTTGTTGGCCTTTTGTTGTATCAAAATTATCATAAACAAAATCTTCTACAGAACAGGGTAAAGATTTAACCGTACCATCATACATAAAAAAACCATTATTGGATATCCAATAGGCAGCTCCATCTATTTCAATTACAGCATTTTTACCAATTAAACCACAGTTGGTTCCTACTTGTTCAAAACCAAACGTAAAAGGTGCACCAATAAATTTCATGGTGTAAAGCGCATTGTCTGTCCAAACCAGAATCGTTTCTTTTGCTTTTAGTGCACCAATAATTTTAGTTCCATCTTGTAATCTAAAATCACCAGCACTATTGATTGCAGTTGCAGTATAATCATTTATATCTTCTTGATCTGAAAATCTAATAAACATGTCATCTTGAGTTGATGGAGTTCCAATCGTTGTCTCTGTTCCAAAATGAATTAAGTGCCTTGTTGTAGGTGATACTAAACTTAATCTTGAAGCTGTAGGATTATTCGTTGTCTCAAATCCCGATGTTCCTGTAGAAGCTCTTGTTGCTGTTGCGGATGCTGCTCCTGCATTCCATGTAAATGTTTTACCATTAGCAATGGTTGCAATAAGGACCTCTCCAAAATTATCTAAAGACCAAAGACCAGGTTCAAGAACAACGTCTTGTGCAGATGATGCATCTCCCCATCCACCATTACCCCAAGTATCTGTTCCCCAACCATAACCATAAGATTGTTCTGCAGGACCAATATTTTCATAAGGTTTGATATCAATACTTCCACCGGTTGATACGGTTCCTGTTGCAGCTGAACTCTGTGTAATGGTAAAAGTTGTTGTAGATCCAACACCTGTCACTTGAAATAATTTATCTTCAAAGTCTGCATCGGTAAAACCTGTTCCGCCAGGTAGTGTTACATTATCAAGTAGTACAATATCACCTGGTATTAAACCATGAGCTCCACTAGTTGTAATTTCACAAACCGCAGATGTATCTGTGGTTGCAATCGTTGCAGAAGATAAAGTTGCTCTTAAAGGTGTAATGTCAAAATACTGACCTTCAAAATATAAAATTAAAAATTTATCGGTTCCAATCGCAACATATCGGTTTCCATCTAAATCTACAAAGGCGTGTAGTTTTCTTGAAACACCCACAATAGAGTTTGTAGTTAACGCAGACCAACCGCCAACTTTTTCTGGAAGTCCATATCGAAACCGAACATTATCCGAATCCACCCAACGCTGTTCAGCACCAACAGCTGTATTTTGCTTGTCTATGCCTGGCTTAAATCCGTATTGAACGAGAGGCATGTGACCTCCTAAATGTTATCTTTATAGATCCAACCTCTTGTTGCGTTTACATATACAAGTGTAAATGCAGCAGAGTTTGTAGATACAGTTAAATCAGAAGCTGATCCTAAAATGTTAGAACTGTTTCTTCCAATGGTTAGATTGTTAGATGCTAAGTTGTTACCACTATCTATAAAATGAACTTCATCTCCAACACTTGGTGATGCAGGTAAATTAATGGTTACAGGAGCTCCAATTCCTCCCCCTGAAGTATCAACTAAAACTTGATCACCACTCACTGTAGTATAAGTTGCTCCAGGTGTCACATAACCTTTATGTCTAATACCTAAACTAATATTAGTTCCATCTGAATATAATAAATTTTTTGAAGCTACAGGTATCGCGACACCCGTTCCTGATACCGTTTTAACAGTTAAAGAATATAAAGATGCAGATCTTGAAGTTGCATCTTCAACAATAAATACTCTTTCAGCAGAATCTGGCATGGTTACAATTCTATTTCCAGCTAAAGTTCCAGTTAATTTAATATAAAAATTTTTACCATTAGAAACTGCACCATTAGATAATGCCAAATTAACGTCAGCAGATGCTACATCTACTTCAATGTAACCTGATACAGCTTGTTCGAGTTGTTGTAAATTTGTGTTTGTAATCGTACCCCAGGTTCCAGATTTTTCACCTGTGGTCATGAGTTCTAATTTTAAGTCACTTGAATATGTACTAGCCATTTATTCTCCTATGGATTATCTGGATCGATTGGGATCCAAATACCAGTTGCTCCTGGAATTATCGGGTTCCATGATATCACATCTACCGTGTCTGATGCAAGGTTTATTCTTGCTCCATTAACAGCCACCGTTTGGCCAATTTTAACTACAACATTACCAATGGTAACTTCTACACCTTGACCATTCGGTAATACTCTTGCTGAAGCTGAAATACCAACAGTTCCAGTATCTAAATTAACTCTATTTCCTGTAAGTTGAACAAATACACTTACGCCACCTGGATCGGCAAAAGGTGAACTTGCAAATGAACTACCTCCAAAAAACATTATGAACCTCTACTTGTTTGAACGGGAGTCCAAGTTTGAGTTGCACCTGGAACAATTCCATCCCATTTTTTAACGAGCACTGAACCATCACCTATTTCAAATGCATTTCCTGTAGGTAATACTGTTGCTGCTGCTTGAACAGTTACAGTTCCAGTTGATAAATTTTGTCTATTGGTTGTAACTGTTACTGTTGCGTTTGCTTTAGTTGTTACATTACCGACAGCTATTTCTACAGCATTTCCTGTTACCGCAATATTTGCATCAGCAACAACAGTGACATCACCGGTATCTGTATTAATTCTTGATCCTGTTGCAGGAACATTTGCACCTGCTGTAATCGATACCGTTCCTGTATCAAATTCAACTTGTGATCCTGTTACAGAATATTTAAATGCAAAAGTAACTGTTCCAGTTCCAATTTCTAATTCTTTTCCTGTAGG